TATTTTCTTTTATATATTTAAATAAATACAATATGTCTGGAGCTGTAGCCGCTCATGCTGCTTATAACGGAAGTGGTACCCAGGGTCTCGCCGTTACTAACAAGATTGAGGATCAGGAAGGCGACGTAATGTCGGTCTTCTGGAACAAGAATGATACTACTCGCCAGCTACTTCACGGTTCGACTATTCTAGAGGTTCCAGCCAGTGGTAACAGTGGCAGTACTAGATTCGGAGGAAGCAAGATTTTCACCATTAACAACGACATCGACTGCCTCGGAGAATTATATCTTAATATGAAAGTAACTATCGAAAACAATTTTACCCAAGTGGACGCTGGCGGCGCAAACAAGTTCAGTGTAGGGCAGAGCTCTGGCAGTTTTGAAGTTGAGATGGATACGTCGAAGCCAAGAATTCATTTCAAGTTGGGTGCATTAACTAACATAATAGAACGCATTGAATACCAGGTTGGTACCCAGATCTGGCAAACACTAGAAAAAGAGGATGTTCGTGTAGTATACAACACCGAAATGTCTGAGGGCGCTTACAATACGGTATCGAGAAGAGCCCGGCCTTCTAACGATGGCGCTGGTGTGTGGAGGACCGACTCGCCCTTTGACACCGACTCGGCGTGGTCCGCCTCCGGCGGCGTCGTCGGCGCCGGCAAGGATATTGATGTTACGTTCATTATCCCAGCTTTAACTAAAACCCTTGCTCCTCAGTTAGAGACATTTACGAATGTCTCGGAAAGTGGTTACCCTCTTGCGGCTGCCCCCCATCAATCTATTAAGATTAAGGTTTACTTCGCGGATGAGGATAATATAAAAGTAGAGGCCCCGGTAGCGGCGACGGACATCGATGCGGGGGTCCACACCAAACTTGACGTCGTTGGTTCTCCTTATGTTGAAGCGATCGAGTTCAACGGCGAGACCACCTACACCCTCGCCACCCGGATCACCGACCTCATCAATCTAGGTCCGGCTCCAATTACTTTAGGAAATGTCAAGCTTTACGCTAAGCACATTATTATGTGTAACGAGGAACGCGAGCAGATGAAGGGGATGCCCCTAGGCCTTCCAAAGCGTCTTAAGATGTCTCAGAATGCCTTGATTACGGATGTCGCAGGCGTTTCACAGAAGACCATCGATCTCGACCACTTTTCTCTATATGGTTCGCATCTTATCATTTCGGGCGACCTTGGTAAGGACGTATACATTAAGAGTGCTGAGCTTAAGTTGAACTCGTCTTCGTTCTCAGGTGTTCTTCCTGCGCAGATGTTAGATTATGCCGCGGCCTCTTCCCTAGGCCTATACGTTAACCGTAGCATCAACAACGACCAGACAGAGTCTCTTGATGGTACAGGTATTCTTGTATTCCCTCTAGGAAGCAGTGCTTACTCGGGCTCGTCGGTTCCTCTCAATCGTTTCGACAGCATTCGCCTAACACTAGCATTCACCTCGCCACCGCCTCCGGGTAACCCATACATTAACATCACTTGCATTGGTGAGACCACTGCTCTATTCAAGGGTGGTGCCGCCTCGCTTGCGATGTACTAAATTGATACGGTTGTGTAAATAAATCTAAAATTGTACGTGTTAAATAATATAAATAATTATATTTTACTTATATTAATTAATACTAATGGGAAGAGGGGCTCACGCTGCTCACGCCGCATATAACGGAAGTGGCACACAAGGCCTATCAGTTACGGATAAAATTAATGAAAATGAAGAAATAAAATCAGTTTTTATGACAGAAAATGATACAACCAAACAAATTGTTCACGGAAGTAATATATCTGAGATGACATGCTCGGGTAAAATAGAAAGTGTTAATTCGGAAAGGTATAAGATTTTTACACCGGATGAAAACGCTGATATGTTAGGAGACATCTACTTGAATTTTGAAATGGATTCAAAGATATCAGAATTTAAGTTTGTTGACACGGCACACCCTGATGGATATCCTCTTCAAGAATTATCACGGGATGATCTCACAACATCTTTTACTGCAGCAGGGGATGAACTTAAATATATGAAATTAGATTTAACCGCTCGCAAAGCGCCATCGTCCACCTCATTAGAGAGTCTTACTTTAGTTATGAGAACCGTTAATAAAATTAAAACCTTTAAAACTTCAAATCTTACCTTTCAAGTTGCTGTAGGTCGCGGTGACAATAATGTTGCCTGGAGATATTTTGGGGCGCCAAATCCAAACGAATACAGTGTGTGGCACTATATGAACATTTCAAAATTTGTTGAAGTTAATGATGTTATTTACGACGAGGATTTCTTAGGCTCCGGTTCATTTACACATGGTTCTTTGATATACGGGGGTTGTATTCGTGAAGCTTTTATAGGAAAAATTTCTGGTCTTTATTTAACCGATGTAGATCTAATCATTGAAAATAGTAACGGCACTATTGCAGATAGTGACGTCATTGTACAAGAACTTGCTTTAAAAAGCACTGGCTTCACCGAACTCATTGGATCGGGTCTCGTAATTCATGAGCCTCGCCTACATCTTTACACACGTTATATAACAGTAAATACATTAAATTATAGACCCGGATTATTGTCTGGATTTATTGTATCGGGGAAAATATATAATGAACCTAATATAGATACCCCTATACCAGGTAAGTATTATCCTAATATAAATAACACTTATATATTAAAAAGAGCTCCTGCCCCTCTGAAATATACTTTTAAAGGCTTAAAGTTTGATATGATACATGATGCTTGGAGCCATAATGCGGAAGACGAAGATTTTGATTCCGAACGAGAAGTGTCTTCAATTTTAAGTATAAATGATAATGGAATACAGAAAACTCTTTTATCATGTGGAACTAGATATAACTCGATGTTAGGTTTAGATACATCAGGTTTAATCATACGAAGCTACGACAACGGTGAAACGTGGAAACACGTTGAATTCTACTATGGTTCATCATCAGCAGCAAATAACACATCCACTGAATTGGACCAACCATACACACGACCGACGGCGGCAGTCGGCCCACTCTCGGGTTATGATTTAGGAGTTTATGAGCCGCTAGCGTCAGACGTGGAGAAAGGCATTTTTTTTGACTTCAGTGCGCACGACCCAAACTTTAAATACTTCATGCCAAAAGTTTCACAACTTCATTCAAATGACTCTGGTGTATGGACGGCTATAGGTCAGCAGGGCATACAATCTATTTCAAACGATGAAAATGATAAATATAGACAATTTGTATTCAGATCTATTGACGATGGTGAAACGTGGCACCCAATTAGACTATTTACATATCCTGATAATCGTCAACTTAACAGGATTCAATTTAATTCAGTATTAGTAGATTACGTTACAGTTTATTCAACAGATAAAGAAGATTGTAAAGTATTGATGTCAGTTCCTCCAAATACTGTTATGATATCTGTCAATGAGGCGACGCCTGGCATCGGTGGGATGGGTGCGCACATATCGCCCGGCGAAACATCAGCCAAGACTTACGATAAAGAGAGTTATGTTTCAATGACTATCTTCAATTACCACGGGTTTCGCCCGTCTGTTACGCCTCTGCCAGTAATTGGATCCTCGCCGGCGGACTTCACAGGAGGGCATACAGTTCAGTGTCATATGATAACTCCTTACTACCACGGCGAAGGTGAGACTATAACGGATACTTATTTCGGGCTTTATGATCTTACAGGTTTGTGGAATCCTTCTACAACTCCGACCCTGAATGATATCAAGTACAACTTTTTAGGTGCTATTTCTGACGGTAGTAGAGATATTCTTTTTGGAAAAAATGAAGAAAATTCGGACAGTGTTTGTGGTATAGTAACAATAACATCTAGTAAATCCGGTCCTGAAAACCAAGAAAACTCGGCTCGCGCCGGCACCCCGATTAAAACTATCACAGTTAAATTAGGTACTAATAGAATTATACAGAATATGGTTTATACAAAATTAGGTATAACAGCAATTCTGAAAGATTCTAGTAATAGCAATGACATTAAATATGAAATATTTCAATCGTCTAACGGGATAGAGTGGAAAACATTAAAGGTTATTGAAGATTTAGAGGACAACGATCCTATTTTCATAAAATCTGATTTAAATAGTATTGTAATTTACTCATACAAGTCTACAAATGGATATTATAGAATATTTAAAATAACCCCTGACAATGTTCCTTTAGAAATAGATTCACTACAAAACGAATTAGATGATATCACAGGTTTAAATTATGTATGTACAGAATGGATAATAACAGGTGAATGTAATTATGACAAAAAAGTTATAAAATCTTACGACACTATTAAATGGAGAGCTACAGTTGCGGAGTTTCCTAACATATCGTCGGTTGTTGTAAAAGACAACAGACTTTATGAGCCATTGGTTATTCTCGATGAAGACCCCTTCCGGCCACCCCAAGCAATTAATTACAAATTAGGAAATTTTAAATCTTATGAAGTTTGTCATTCCGCTTCGATTTCCTATACAAAAGGTGGAGGAATTGCCGCGTATGTATTGCCCGATGTTAGTGTTTCCCACGTCGATTGGTTTGACCCCGCGGATCCGGATCCGGCGCCTTTTCCAAATGGAAGGTTAATTCAAATAAATAGTCTCGCGGCAGCGGATGCCCAGAATACTACTAGCACAAATGTTAATGATATAATAGAAATAACAGATGGCAAAATTATATTATGTGGTGAAAATAAACCATTAATCAAAACGCAGTACTTCAGGCTCTCAGGAGATTCTAACATTCATTATAATGGTCTTAATGATTTTATTAATTTGGCCGAAGGACCTGGTAGCGATGGTCTAACATTTACAGAAGCTAGTTCTTTATATAAACTGTCTGGCGGAGGGGCAAGTCGTATTGGAATGACACGCCTTGCAAAAACATTCTATTCATTACATGAAATTAACTTTTCAAAAAATGACTGTCTAGCCGTGGGCAAAAACTGGTATGGAAATGGAGTACCTAACGCAAATAATGGGTCGATCGTGGATATGAACGCCGCATCTCATACAGATGGTTTACTAGCGTTTAGATATATTCCTGATCCTAACGAATTTACAGATTTAACGCCCGGTGGTTATTATTGGAAATTTATTTTCGGTACAGATGATCAAGCTATAAAGGGCCTTACAATGGGTACTTGGCCTATTACTCCATTCAAAACAATTCACGATGTATGTACAAATGACAAACGAGAAATTGTCGTGGTTGGAAATCCCAAAAACGGTGAAAGTCCAATTTTTTATGAAAAACCGGATAACAAGACTTTTAAGACATTTAGAGATGACTGGAATCAGATACCAATAGAATATCACGGATTTTCTGAAGTTTTATCCGTCTGTTACACGGGTACTAGATGGGTATTCGTCGGTATACCAAATCCAAAATGGGTCGACGAAAACGGAAGTGAAGTTTCAAGCGACACCGCTAACGCTGAAAATGTAAATGATGGAAAAATATTAGCACATACAACAGATTTATTAGACCCAGACACCTGGGTAATTGAAAATTTCACTGATTTCGAAAAACCTTTTAATGTTATTAAATTAACAAGTAATTCAAAATCTGGTTTTGAAAAGGACCCTTTCAATAATGTTAGTTCCTGGCAGGGGAATCACGTCCGACCTGTTAATTATAATGAAAATTCCGGTGTTATAATAAATGTTTCATTTTACGATGACACTACTGGTATTGCTGCTCACGATAGGCTACAAGAAAAAGTATATTTTATGTACGACAACGGTTCAACGATTAATATTGAACAAAACTTTTCTTTTCCGGAACCTACATTAATTTATAGAAATGAACTTAACTCAACGAGCAGCGTTGGCGAAGCTTTTCCTTGGACCACTATCAAACATGGAGGAGAACAATTTAGACCAACATGGGAAACTTATATAAATAATGAGATACGCACTGTATTTAACACTGTATATAAACATAGTTTTAATCAGTATGTCGTTGACCACAGGATAAGGAATGATAAAAAAGAATTCTTTCTAAATCTTTATAACCACCCATATTCAATAGATTTTGAAGGTTGGGGAATCCTAGACCCATGTGCTAATAGATATAGAAAATTCATAACAACGGATACATTTAGTCTTAGAAATAAAATAAAAGGAAACTGTTACAAAATTGAACAAGTTAAAAATGAAAATTTTATAACTGGCGTCGATTCTGTGAGGTATCTTGCCGTGGGTAAAGGTATATCCTCACCAATAGTGAAGTCCGATGACCTTATTAACTGGACCGATGTTGATGTAAAAAACATATTTACAACAGTATTTGACATCTTTCATAAAAGTGGGATGTGGATAGCAATAGGAGAGGGAAATTACAATCTTGCTATATCAAAAGACGGTAAAATCTGGAGAGGCATTTATACAAAGTATCAAAGTGATACATTATCTTCGGACTATTCTACAGCCTTTAATTCATTAGATTACTGCGATGTTACAGATAATAATATTACCGATGTTCTACCATATGTACCAAACTTGAAAGGAATTTTCCTTAGAAATTTATCTCTTCTTCGTCTTTTTAGCAGAATAGAGTATCACGTCGGGTCGCAGATCTGGCAAACACTTACATTTGACGACATCAAAGCAATGTTAGACACGGAATTTGGGGCAGGAGAATATGCTAAATTATTAAAAAATTGCAGCACAATAAATAAAGATGGTTCAACAAGATTAACAACTTGGATCCCCGGGTTTACAAAAACATTAAATTCTAAGTTGGAAACTTTTGTTAATGTATCTGAAAATGGATCATTTCCTTCCGGACTACTGAAAGACCAAAAATTGTCTATTAAAGTTTATTATAACAATCTTGAAAATGTAATCGGAAACGAACTGACTTCTAGTGATATGAATAATGTTGTTTTTGATAATTTTATGAATAACACATTAATACCTTGTGATAGAAATCCAAATTATTTCATAGATTCTTTTCTAGCGGATAATTACGGTTTTCAACTTGGAGACAAATATCGAAATGTAAACGGCCAATTTAAATTAAAATTTTCAACAGACATCCAAAGATTAAGACTTTATTGTAAACAATTCGAACTAGACGACATCGAAATAGATCGTTTTAACAAAGGAGTCAAACAGGTCCCTAAAATTACACAGAGTTTATACTTCGACGCAGATAACACGGCGAACCTTTTATTAGATTTAGATAACTTTAATTTATACGCTTCGCATATTATAGTGTCTGGATGGTTAACTTCTGAGATATGCATCACTGATATGAATTTAGAATTAAATGGATATTCTTATAACAAAACAATAGAACCGATTGATATAGACTTCGCAACTAAATTATGTTTAGGTTTGAATTATAACAGATACACATTTAATGGCGTAGATAAAGAAGACGGGATAGGGTCTTTGGTTATACCATTGGCTTCTACGGCCTATTCTGGATCAAGTGTACCGTTAGATAGATATAGTAGTATTCGACTTAGAATAAATTTTAATGCAAATGCGGGACCGAGATCGTATATCAATGTAACATGTGTAGGAACAACTACGGTGTCTTACAATAATAGTACAGCAAATATAGACCTTTATTAAATTTATATACAAGGTACAAATATCCAATTCAAATCTTTACATATTTTCTTCCATATGTTTTCCTGTTCAAACAATTTTTCCCTGCTTTTAAGCAGAGGGAAATATACAAGATACTCATCTTTATTTAATAATTGAAAAAATTTATATAATGTGTAAGAATAACTCAAGAAATTTTTTCTATTCTTCGGGCAATTGTTATCAAATGGTTCTTGTATATCATTGAACATGTTAATTAATTTAACTTGTAGTTCGCTGTTAATTATTAACTGCTTATTACCAGTTATTTTATGAATTATGTTTGGAATATGCTCATAATATTTGTTAAATTTAAGTTTTTTAAGAAATTCTTTAATTTTAGAATATGTAATGAGAGACTTGTCTTTTAATCTTTCTTTTTTGATTTCAACGATTAGTAAGTTTATAACTTCGTCTGGTATAATAGTTCCTTCGCGGCCCTGTATTTGATTAATCCATTCCTTGAAATGATTTGTTCGTTTATAACTATAGGGTTTAATATATTCATGTGTTTCTGCATGATTCCACTCTGGGAGGTATGAAATATTATATTTTTCTGTTAGACCGCAATTAAAGCAAATTATGAGACCAGATGAAACATCAACGGTGGTTTTAAAACTACAATCTTTGCATATAAATGCATTATTTAGACTATACTCTACCCTTTTACTTACTTCAGATGGAAAACATTGTTCCATATACATCTTATACATTTCACCCTTATTATTTTTCGAATCTAGAGAAATATACTTAAATATGCCATCGTCGCCAACATTTGACACTGACATACATTCATCGTTATTCATCTCTTTTATAAAAGTTATAGAATTAAATAAATAATCAGATAATTCCGTATCATTTTCAATTCTATGAATTTTATCTTTTAAGTCGTCTATTTTTTTACTCGCGCTAAAAGCGTCAGAAAAATTATTTCTCAATTCAAAATTCTTTTTAGTTTTTTCTAATAAAAATAATTCTGAACGATATTTGTCAATGTTTTTTTTATCGTCTTCTATTTTTTTAAGGGTTTCGACGTGTTTATCTATTATAGATGTTCTAGAATCTGTATGAACTGTTTTTTTAGATATTTTAAAAGAGGTCATTTCCTTTTAATGTATTATCTTTTTATATATTTTATTAAATAATTTAAAAAGATAATACATTAAATAGATGATTCAGTATTCTAATATATTAACAATTAACTGTTTAAAAAAAATATGTAGAATTTATAAAATTAAATTTAATGGATATACCCCAAAAAAATGTATTTTAGACATTCTAAATAAATACTC